TGGCGCACCTGGTACACAAACTCAAGCTCAAGCAGAAGCAGAATTACAGCGTCTCAGGACTCAAGAAGTCTCCGCCTTCTCTGGTTCATCAGGAGCGGGTAAGGGCAGCCTAGGCATTAGCGACACCAGCGGCCTTAGCTAACAAACAGAATCCGTTACGGTCCACCAGCACCGATAACGCGTATTAAGACTGGTAGTAGGAGCCAAGCCTCTTTCCCCTGAGAGAACTTGTGGCCTGCGTCTCAATCAACGAAAGGGAGTGCCACATGGCAAACCAATATGAAGATGACGAAGATGACTTCGTTAATGAAACAGCTGAGACAGATAACGGTCCAGCAAATCTCCGCAAAGCCCTAAAGCGAGCAGAGAAAGAAAAGAAGGAATTGGCAGATCAGCTAGCGCAGATCCAGTCAGACCTTCGCAGTCGCTCCGTCAAAGAAGTATTGGCTAATAAAGGCGTCCCAGAAAAGGTCGCCAAGTTTATACCTGGCGATATTTCAACGCCCGAAGCAGTTGATGCCTGGCTATCAGAGAACGCCGATGTATTCGGTTTCCAGATTGCCGGACAAGAACCTGCTCCAACATCGGAAGAAACACAAGCAAACGTGGCAGCATATCAGCGTATTAACGCTGCGTCACAGAACGCAAATACCCCAACACGTGACCAGGATCTGGCCGCAAAGATTGCTGGGGCTAAAACAGTTGAAGAACTGAACGCGTTGACAGGCTCACCAAGCCAGCGTTTCCGACGATAAACCCATCCAAGCACAAACCTTACAGAAAGAAGGTGACACACAATGGCTAACGCATATACAGATACGACTTCTGGCTCGCTCGGTACCTCACTCGTACAGACCGCCTATGATCGTTACGTAGAGTTCGCCCTTCGTGCTGTGCCAATGGTTCGCGATGTCGCGGACAAGAAGCCAGTACAGCAGGCTATGCCTGGTTCATCAGTCGTTTTCCAGTTCTATACTGATCTCTCGGCTGCAACAACACCACTCACTGAGCAAGTTGATCCAGATGCAGTTGCACTTGGTAACACAACAACAGCTTCAGTAACACTTCAGGAATACGGAAATGCGTCACTCGCAACCCGTAAGCTTGAGTTGTTCTCACTCTCAGACGTTGATCCAGCGATTGCAGACATCATCGCGTTCAACATGGCTGACTCACTTGACACAGTTGCGCTCTCTACCCTCACAGGTGGTATTAACGCAATTGCTGAAGTTAATGGTTCTGTAGTATCTACCTTCGCTGGTACATACACAAACGGAACAACTAACAAGTCAATCCTCTCAACAGACACACTTAAGTCTCGTGACATCCGTTTGGCTGTCGCTAAGCTCCGTGCTAACAAGGCTGTCCCACGTCAGGGAGAATACTACTGGGTTGGTATCCACCCAGAAGTCTCACACGATCTCCGTGCCGAAACCGGCGCAGGCGGATGGCGTGACGACCACAAGTACTCAGAGACAGGTGCATCTGAGTTCTGGCCAGGAACAATCGGAACATACGAAGGTGCTATGTTCGTTGAGTCTCCACGTATGGCTAACTTTGCTGACGGTACAGGTGCTGGTTCAGCATCAGGTACTTTCGGTACTTCTTCATATGTCAACGCTACAGGCGGCGTCCGTGTATTCCGTACACTCGTTGCAGGTAAGCAGGCACTCGCAGAGGCAGTTGCTGAAGAGCCACACGTCATCTTCGGACCAATCGTTGACAAGTTGATGCGTTTCCGTCCAATCGGATGGTACGGCGTACTTGGATGGGCTCGCTATCGTGAACCATCACTCGTTCGTATTGAATCAACATCTTCAATCCACACAGCGTAGTTTGAAGTAGCGGTAAGGGTGGGGTTAAGCACGACTTGAAACAAAGTCACACTCCCACCCTTATCACATAATAAGGAGAACAATGGCATACATGTTTAAGCCACCTACGGTGGAAGAAGGCCCAGCAGGCTTCACGCGATTGTTCTGGCGCTATAGAATCGCTCGTGCGGATACGATTCTTGTCTACGGCACCACAGTAAAACATGAGCGCACACCAGGCGTGGATGAAACGCAAGCGGCAGACTACTGCTACCTCGGCGGGCATGAGTACATCATTACCGATCCAGAGAGAACAATTTTGATTAACGCTGGCTACGGCGCAAACATTACAACCGTCTAAGGAGTCCTGATGAATCCAGGTAGATACAACCTCACAGTTTATCAAGGCACTACCTTTGACCTCAAGCCGGTCTGGAAGATTGGCGGAGTGCCAGTAAACCTTGCAAACTACTCAGCAGATATGCAGGTACGAGCAGCAAGCGATACGGCTCTTGTTGTTGAACTTTCAACATCTAATGGCAACGCCACAATTGATGCCGCCTATGGCCGCATTAACTTACATTTGTCAGCCACTCAGACATCTGCACTCACAGCTGGTACATATCAGTACGATCTTAACCTCACCAACAACACAGACGGAACCGTCTACAAAATCCTTCAGGGTGCATTTGTTGTGAATGTGAGCGTGACCCACTAATGACAGTTACACCAGATAGCATCTCAGTTGTAGAAATCCCAGTTACAACCAATGTCTACGACATCGCAATTTCACAACTTGACGTTGTAGAATTAGGACCCATCGGCCCACAAGGCCCACAGGGCTATGCAGGAACGGTAGGTAACACAGGTGTTACAGGACCCACAGGTAGTACAGGAAGCCAAGGCCAGACTGGCGGTACTGGATCCCAAGGAAATACAGGCAGCACAGGCGCTATCGGCGTCACAGGATCCACAGGTGCTAGTGGACCTACAGGTAGTGCTGGAGTCACAGGGTCTACTGGACCCACTGGGGCAGCAGGAGTAACTGGCCAAACAGGTGCAACTGGCGCAGTAGGTAATACTGGCTCACAGGGCAACACTGGCCCTACAGGCGCACAAGGCGTAACAGGCCAGACAGGCCCAACAGGTGCCGTAGGCAACACCGGTGCAATGGGCATTACAGGCCCTACAGGGCCTACAGGAGCCGTTGGAAATACTGGGGCGACTGGTAATACAGGCAACACTGGTAACACAGGTGCTACGGGCAATACAGGTCCTACTGGTAATACTGGCCCACAAGGTCCCATTGGCGATCAATACCAGACCAGCTCGGTCTCATCCCTATCTTTGCCAGCATCAGGTTCAGTAAGCCTGACCATTGGTGCCGGACTTTCATACTCACTTCAGCAGTCGGTCATTGTTGCCAACTCATCCTCGGCCTACTTTGTAGGCGACGTCAGCGCTTATGTATCAGGCACTGGAGTAATAACGCTTAACGTTACTAAGACTGTTGGTAGCGGAACATACACATCTTGGACAGTTAACCTTGACGGTGCCGTCGGCGCCATTGGCGTAACAGGCGCCCAAGGAAATACTGGAGCCACAGGAATTACTGGCCCCACAGGAGCGATAGGAGCGACAGGTGCTACAGGCAATACTGGTGCTAATGGTAATACTGGCGCCACTGGTGCTACTGGCGTTACTGGTCCTACTGGACCAACTGGAGCAAACGGCAACACAGGAGCCACGGGTAATACAGGTTCCCAAGGAAACACTGGTCAAACAGGAGCTATCGGAGTCACAGGTACAACAGGCCCTACAGGCCCTACTGGATTAACTGGTAATACTGGCGCTACGGGCAATACAGGTAATACAGGTAATACTGGCAATACGGGTGCAACGGGTAATACTGGCAATACAGGTCCTGGTTACTCAGGGGTAACATCTACTTCAACAGTTACTATCGGCACAGGTATCAAGACATTCACTCTTACCGCGGATTCTGGCGCATTTGTTGCAGGCCAACGCGCACGAGCAATTTACACCGCTATCCCAGCAAACTGGTTAGAAGGCCCTGTCACTTATGTTGGCGGCGGAACCTTTATTATCACAGCGGATATAACCAACGGCAGCGGAACATTCTCTGCGTGGACTTTTGCAGTTGCGGGCAACATTGGGGCAACAGGCCCAACTGGAGCAACGGGCAACACTGGAGCGCAAGGTAATACAGGAAATACAGGAGCAATAGGAAATACTGGCTCAACTGGATTAACTGGAAATACTGGAGCGACAGGAGCAACGGGTGCCACAGGAACCGCAGGAACTAACGGAGCAACTGGCGCAACAGGACCAACAGGTCCTACTGGCGCAAATGGAGCCAATGGAGCCACGGGTGCGCAAGGCAATACAGGCGCTGCTGGTCCGACTGGGGCAACTGGAAACACGGGGGCAACAGGCTCTGTTGGCAGCACTGGTGCGACTGGAACGACAGGGGCTACTGGCCCTACAGGACCGACTGGCATTACAGGTAATACGGGAGCAACAGGGTCAACGG